GGTGTATCACTAGGGACAACATTGACCAGCTTACCAGCTGTCTCATCACGTAACATTAGCGAGTATAACTGTAACCCATTACAGCTACCGTCTATCGAGACAGGCAAATGTGATACATAGCCGTAGCCTGTATCTTGAAACTCAACCCACTCTTTACACCAAGCGAGGAATTGAAATGGTGAGTCAGCTTCTTCCCATTCTCGATTGACGATAGGGTCTTCAACAATACGACGAAACATTTGCATGTTGTCCTTGTCCATAGACCAGTCTGCTCTCTGTTCGAGAGTAATCTTATCATTACCCCACACGTTTGCACCGTGTACGGCTAACCAAAAGCCACCGCTGTTGTCTTCAGTTATCTCTTTACCATGTGAGAAATCTAACAGTGCCTTAGCACCATTGATTCCCTGATAGTTTAGAAATGCTGGGACACAATAGGCTCTACCTCTGAAGTCTAACTGTAAGGGAAAGTATATGTTGTCATAATCTTTAAACTTATCAGCTTCCCACAGTATCTTAGCGTACAGTAATCTCTTACTAAACATCCTAGAGTTCTCAGTGTGAGCAATGACAGCCTGTTTCTTCCACTCCTTACGTGCTACCTCATTGGTATCAATGTCATGTGGCTTGTTAGGTATCTCCATGTTTTTAATTGGTGGCATACCACCCATAGCAATACCGTTGTCCCAAGCGTGCTTCATCACATCTAGTACAAACTTGTTAATCCTGAAGCCTGTAGCTTGCATACGGTTAACTGCGTTGTACACTTCAGGCATATCAAAGTTCTCTAGCTCACGCTTGAATAACTTATTCTTTTGTTTAACTAAATCTAACTCAGGTAATTCCTTTGTCCAATAGCCACCACCACTCACTGTGTCCCAGTTTTTAGGTGGCATAACAGTAGGTAAGTATTCAGGATTCAATAGCTCATTAAAGTTATTTCTATTTTCTATCCATTCCCTAGTCTTAGCTGTCTGCTTGATTATTTTAGTACGCTTACGATTGATAACCTCAAGTCCAAACTCAATCATACCTGTAGCTGACTGCATAAACTCAATAAGTTTCATGCCTGTATGAAGCTTCTCTTCTGTAGACCACTCAATCCACATGCCTACATCATCACGCTTAGCTGATTCCTTTAGCTTACGTCTCTTGTAGGCGTAGTTCCATGAACGCTTGTCTAAGTCATTCTTGACTGTGTCAAACAGCTCAGGGTTTAGGTTCTTAAAGTTTCTAAGAGATGTCTCAGTCTCAATCTTACCACCCAATGAAATACTTGTAGCCGTCAATGGCTTATGCTGTGTGATTGTATTGATGACATGCTTAGCACATATCATGGCTGACACCTCAGGCTCTATCTCTCTTAGTTTAGTAAAAGCTTTTTCAGGCTGACCTTTAGCTAAAGTATTAGACTCCAAATACTCTTGTATCTTCTCAGCCAGCGGTCGTATGGTGTTTGCAACCATAACTTTTCCATAAGATGTAACTGACTCCTCTTCACGCTGGACATGAGATAACCTGCGCTTATTGACTCGCTGTTTCCCTAGCTTAATCATCTCCGCTTCATGTTCTAACTCATCAGCGTACTCTTTTATATTCTTAAATATCTCTACCATGTATACTCCTTAGGTTAATTGTGTATTGGTATCTTATATGGGTACTTTAGTCCTACAAGTAGGAAACCTAAAACTCAGACCCATAGTCCTTTTCATTCTTTGTCCTATAAAATAGGAAACCTTGTCCTATAAAATAGGAAACCTACCCACATGATATGGTTTCTTTAGGTCATTAGGATGTACACCCTTAGTTATCCAAGTCTCATACATGTGACGTCTTACTGCATCAATCTTACCAAAGTCATGCCAGTCAAGAGTCCTTAAGAATTGATTATAATGTCTTTCTCTAGCTGGGTTCCAAGCCTTAGGTGTTTTGTTAACTGGCTCAGAGTCAGCCTTTAGCATTTCTGTTGTTAGTTCACTCATAGTTATTCTCCTTTGTTAGTATGTGTATGTGTTGTCGTTCCACCATATAGGTGTTGCTAGTTTCCACGTAGCAAAGTCCCGTTTGTCCTGTCTGTAGTACGTACGATATGCAACGACAGGGTCAGTATGTTTATACTGGTCAGGCATAGCTTGTGGAAATTCAGTTAAGTACTTAAGCGGTAACTCTTTAGGTAATGCTGGTAAGCTTTTTATAACGTCCCATGACTTATGATTATCAGTTTTGTTATAGCGTAACTTGTACTCAGCATTGAGTCCCTTAGCTAGTTGTCTAGTCCATAAGTAATTATTCCTAGACTCCTTGAGCCACAGCGTACATGGATGTTTAGGATGTGTAGACTTGTAAGGTGTCTCATATCCTAACTCATTGAGTACGGTGCACATCATCTGAGCTGTCTCAAGTATCATCTTGACTACGTGTTTGTCGCAATGATACTTAGCACAGACCTCAGGGTCACGGTCTAATATAAATATATTCATAATACCTCGCTATGTTATTGTTAAATAAGGAAACAGGTGTTTAAAGTACCCATATAAGATAAAACCCCTGTGCACCCCTAGCTATATAGATAGCTATATTACTTCCTACTTACTACCTATAAGAAGTACTACCTTACTTACTACCTATAAGAAGTACTACCTAGTCCTATGAAATAGGAGACCTATATATCTAACTCAGGTCTAACCCCGCTAGCTATACAGTCAGTGATATACCTCATGCGTTTACTTGGGTCATCTCCCATGAGTATCTCAATCAGCATATCGGTCTTACTACGTTGTACTTTGCTGGTCGCACGTCTCATCCTAGACTCATACTGTCTAGACTTGATGACATACGGCTTAGTTTTGTACTTGTCCCATATCTTGAGCACGTCATCCTTAAACAGATTATTAAGCTGTCTATTGATAGCACTAGGCTTGATATTAGGGAAGGCTATACGAAGATAAGCCAGTAGTGGACGCTTCTTGAATACGGTCATCTTACCGTCATCATTCTGCTCCATAATACCGTCTTGCTTCATGACCATTAGTATCTTGTTTTGTATATCCTCAGGCGAATCAATCTCATCTGTAAAATACGATTCAAGATACTTACGACTTGTAACGTCTACCATTTTTTACCTCGCTGTTAATTGTACTAGAACCCCGACACTTTACTGGTCAGGGGTTTCGACTAATCAAGTCTCATCAGTAGTACTGTTTTTACCTCACTCTATTATTTCTAGTTCTACAGGGCACGCTTCTGTATTACCCGCTTGATAATCAATCTCGTCAGGGTCATACCCACAAACCTCTATCTCACTGTAGTTATGTGGAATAGAAAACGCACCACTACTTAATAAAACCTGAGACTTAGGATTGTATTTGCTAAGCTTGTCTATCATTTCTTGTACTGTCATTTTCTACCTCGCTGTACTAACTCTCCCAGTGCTCTAGTTTTACCGTTTTTCATCTCAAGAATTACAGCTTTATTACCGTCTTCATCTTTATAAAGCTTGTACTGTAGCCCTAGAATATCTTTAATACCCTCGATATTGTCTTCATGAATACCCCCAAATTCTAAGATATTAATTAGCTTAAGTGCTGAATAGTCGGATAAACTTATTTTTAAGCTTGACCAAACTGTATTCGGCTTATCTATGTGTTTAACTGTCTTCATTTTTACCTCGCTGTTGTTTAATAAAATTCTACATATTTAATTGACTCTTGATAGTCCCACCAACAATCAGTCAATAATGTTTCCATTTGTCTAGTAGTATAAATATAATTTTCTCTTACATATTTTACTAATTGAAGTGGCTTCATCCTTAACTCATACATGTCATCATTATCATCATTCATAATTCTTAGTGATAACTCATCATAAGAATATTTAGTAATATCTTCTTTACCCATATCTGTGTATTTCATAATTTTACCTCACTTTTTATTGTTAAATGTTACAGACGCATAAACCATGTGGACGCCCCTAGCTATCTAGAGGCGTCAGCGTTTCGACTATTGAAGTCTCATCAGTGTAACTAGTCGATATAAGGTAAGATACCCTTTTGAATATCCC